GCACACGATTAATACATTTGACTTTGATTTCTTTGCTGACAACAAAGGTAAAAGAAATGCAGCTCAAAAAGTAGCAATTATTACAACTAATAGTTACATTAAACTTTCGCTAGCTGCATATAGAAAACTAAATGGACCTGAGTATTTTAGAGTTGGGATAGATATTGATAATAAAGCAATTTGTGTAGCACCAGCGTTATCTACAGAGACTTATATATTTAAGCCAACAGCAACACAAATCGAAAGAAATACTATTTATATATCTAAAAGTCGCAGTGTAATCAAAAGGCTTCGTGAACTTGGCATCCCAAAGATTGTAGAAGGTCGCTTAGTTGATGATGAATTGTTGTTTAAATTCTAAAGGAGAAACTATCATGGAAAATCAAAATATCTTAACTATTAAATTCAATACATTAGATGATCTAGCGGTGCAAGTGGCAGATTGGAACGAACGATTAAATCATCAGTGCTGCGGTAATTTCTCTAATATTGAAGCGCCTACAGTACCAGTTGGCGAGACTATTGATGTTGAAGTAGCGGCGTCTGAAGTTGCAAAAAAAGTAGATGTAAAACAACAACCTGAACCTGTTGAAGTTGAGCCAGCGCAAAAGGATGTTCCTGTAACCGATTTTGAAGTTAAGTTAGTAACAGATAAAAAAGAAGAAAAGGTTGAACAGGCAGAAGAACCTGTATCAGAACCTACTCCAGCTGAAACACCGACGGAAGAATCAACTCCAACAGAAACGCCAGACCAAGATGCAACATTAGATGTAACTGCTGAACCAGTAGATAAAAAAGCATTTTATGCTGAAATCCGTAATTGGATGGGTACGGATAAGGTTCGTGCCGGTAAAGTTCTTACAGTATTTAAAAAGCATGGCGTCGTAGGGAAAGTTTCTAGTGATGCTTTAACTGATGATATCATCACTGATTTGAAAACAGTAATGGCAGGGGAGGAATAATATGGCAAAGCAACAATTCAAAGCGCAAGCTGACATATGTAAAAAGTCGCTAGACGCATTGCATAAGGCAATTGAACTTGATCCTGATAACGCTGAAGAATACGAAGCAGGCATCGCATATACCGAAAATGTTATGAAAGCCTCTAATGCCATTGTAAAAGCTTTTGATGTAGTAGAGCCACCTAAGACAGCTACACCTAAAGAAAAATCTGAAGACACTCCTAAAGAAGAAAAACCTAAACGTAAGCGCAAGGCCAAATCAAGCGAGCCTTCTGTACCTGTTGTTAAAGAGGCTGAAGAAGTTATTGCCCCTGTGCCAGAAAAAGATGCGGACTTATTCGCTATGTTCGGCGACTAAAAGGAGGTATTCACTGTGGAGATTGTATCCAGTACCTATATTCACAAAATGTTCGACAGCGTAATTCTAGAGGCTCCTTATGGAGCAGAATACACAACTGTCCACCATATCGACTGTGGGTTTACCTTTGGAGGTAGTTGGCAGCGTAAATATTCATATCATAATGGATACGTTACTGGAGCCAAATACTATACCTGCCCAAACTGCCAAACACTTTCCAATCCTTGTGATCATAAAATTTACTATTCCATTAGTGATGAGAAAGTATATCCTGTGACCGCTTATGTGGAGGTTATTAATTACAAACACTTCTTAGATTTAAAAATTAGATACCAAGGCATACAGCTTTTCTTTGACGGTAGAAAAAACGACCACGGAATGTGTACGGAAACGTTGCGATTCGACTTTAAGAAACGTAAGGCTATCTTCATTGATAGATTTAGAATCCGTTATGAATTGACTGTTGATTACATTCGTGAAAATGAGATTATGCCTGTACTTAAATTCTTTGGTGATTCATACGCAATGACAGACTTTAACAGAAAATTTTTAAACAAAACATTCAAAGCATTAAGGTCTATGTTTGAAAAACGATTAAAGGAAACATATGGGTATGGCACTAAAGATGTATACGTAGCACCTGGTGCTACTGAGGAGAACGGCTATCATTTTACTATGCTACTTAATATGATTTTAAAATTATCGGCGCCTGACATGCCTAGCATTGTGAGTCTAATGAGACAGTATGTACATTGGACTAACGCTTATAGCTTATATCGATACACCAATATCCCATTCGAAGAGGATGTATTAACAGCTACAAGAAAAGGTATGAACTTTCAAGCTGCACTTAAACAATCATATAAAGCCCCAAATAGTAGGTCCTTACGAAAACGTATGGTTGATGATCCATTAAGTGTATATATGACTGATGTTCTTAATCTCTTTAGTGACGAAAATTGTAGACGTACTATCCTTACCCTACAACGAAGTTATGAAAGTGCTTGCCCATATACAGGCAAGCTTCATAACGCCAACGATTTTCGTAAAGCTATGAAGTTAAATACATCTTACTCTAAGGATATGTGGCAAAAGCTAATTAAGCGATGTGGTGAGACGGCTGTATTGCGTTGGATGTTATCTGAAGATATTCGTGATGTTGAGGACTGTGTAGATATGTACGTTAAACTCGAACCAAAATATCGAGATGCATTATGGGAGAAACGATTCAAGTTGAAGAACTTCCATGATGAAGTAATCAACATATTCAATAAGCAGGAATATGGAGATGTAATATTGCCTGCTCAACCTCAATTACAAGCTGATATGAATGGGATGCACTTTATGGTTCCTAAGACTGTAGCTGATTTAATGACTGTAGGTAAACGGTTAAAAAATTGCGTTGGATCATACCGAGATAGAGTCATGAAAGGGACTACTGCAATAGTGGTAGTCACTGACGATGCAATGAAGCCGGTCGCATGCCTAGAATTGGACAACAAAGGTAAAAAGAAAGGCCGTCAAATATTCGACTTAGTGCAGGCGAAGCTCTTCGCTAATGAAGAACTAAAAAAGAACGCTCAAATTAATTCGACGGTCATGCAATGGGCCAATCAATTACAGATTGAGCCGCATACCATCGATGTGGATGCCACTGTTGTATAGGAGATTACTATGAAACTCACAAAATTAGAATTACTAAATTTTAAAGGGCTAAAATCCTTTACCATAAATCTTAATGGCGATGTCGTAATCCGTGGCGATAATGCTACTGGTAAAACGACTGTATTTGACTCTGTGTGCTGGTTACTATTCGGCAAAGATAGCCTAGATAGAGCTGACTTTGAAATCAAAACATTGGATGGAGGAGAACCCATTCATAAAGTCAATCATGAAGTAACAGGTACCTTTACTTTAGATGAAGGTGGCACAGTAGAACTCAAACGTGTGTATCGTGAAAAGTACTCATCCCCTCGTGGTGGTGAAGTCACTATGACAGGTCATACGACAGACTACTTTGTCGATGGGGTTCCTAAAAAAGAAAAAGAATATAAGGAAATAGTTAGTTCACTTGTCGATGAAAGCATCTTCAAATTAATTACAAATCCATTGTATTTTAACGAAACGTACTCCTGGCAAAATCGTCGCAAGTTACTTTTGGAAATGTGCGGGGATATCTCAGACGAAGATGTTATCGCAAGCCATGATGAATTAAGACGATTGGCTGAACTGTTAGAGGGGAGAACAGTAGATGATCATCGTAAGGTGGTCGCAGCTAAGAAGACCGCCATAAATAAAGAGCTGGATATGATTCCAGTTCGCATTGATGAAGCTATGCGTAATAAACCTGAAATTATATCTGATAAAGCAAAACTCATTCGTGATATTGAAACCTTATCCGCTGGTATAGATGAAGTTGAAAAGCAAAAGGCAATTATTCAAAACGGGTTTAGTTCTACTGAAAAGGAATCTAAAATCCGTGATATTAACCGTCAGATAGAGGCTCAAAGCTCTAGAGTACTATCCGACTATCACAAACAAAAACAACATCTACGTGGTGAATATGAAGCCTCTTTAACCAAACTAAAAATGGTAGAAGTAGACAGAGATAGATGTGCTGATAGACAAGACGAACTTAACAAAGAAATTGAGCGTGAGTCTAAACGCATTGCAACCTTACAATCTGAATTTGATACGTTTAACGCACAACAATTCAATAAGGAATCTTGCCCTACTTGTGGACAAGCACTACCCGCTGACAAGCAAGCTGTACTCGAGGCGGAGTTTAACACTAATAAATCTAAAAAGCTTGAGGAGTGGAAAGGGCTTATTGAAAGTGCAGTGAAGCTTAAAGAAAACTATGAAGAGCAACAAGAAATCATGGTGTCAAAGATTGATAATTTAACTACTGAGGCATCTCAATATAATGATGCTTATAATGTTAAATTTAAAGAATATGAGGCATACTCTGAGCCTAATCTTGAAGATGATCCAGTCTATGCTGATTTGAAGGCTCAATTATTCTTACTAGAGATTGACGATGAACCAGGAGCTGATACTGAAGAACTTACTAAACTTGACGAAGAGTTGAGCTCTATGAAATCTAAAAAAGCAGTTCTTGAGACTGAGTTAAATAAATTTAAGCTTATTGATGATATTAATCATCGAATCCTTGAGTTAGAAAACCAACAACAAAAATTAGTAGCAGAAAAGAACGCACTTGATGAAGCATCCTTCTTAATGGATGAATTTATTAAAGCAAAGGTCAACATGCTGGAAGAAAACATTAACTCGAGATTTAAATTAGCCCGGTTCAAGATGTTTAACGTCATGTTGAATGGCAACGTCGAAGAATGTTGTGAAACTACCTATAAAGGGGTGCCATACCGCAGCATGAACAATGCAGCACGTATTAATGTAGGGTTAGATATCATCAATGCATTAACAAGTTATTACAAAGTGAATGCTCCGGTATTCATAGATAACGCAGAAGCAGTCACTGAATTTGTTCCAGTTAATAGCCAAACGATTAAGTTGATCGTTGATGAATCGAAACCGCAATTAACTGTTGAGGAGGTGTAGATATGAATGATTTACAGATTTTTAAGAACGATACATTTGGCCAAGTTCGTATTTTAGAAAAAGATAATGAATTATGGTTTGTTGCAAAGGACGTCGCTGATACTCTCGGGTACCAAAACGGTAGTCGAGATGTAAACCGACATACTGATGAAGAAGATAGAACAAAGACAATGGTGTTTGATGGTAATCAAAATAAAGAAACGATTTTAATTAATGAAAGCGGACTTTATTCCCTGGTACTATCCAGTAAACTACCAACGGCGAAACAATTTAAACGATGGGTTACGTCGGAAGTAATCCCACAAATTCGTAAGACTGGTGCGTATAGCATGAATATTCCCAAGTCATTGCCTGAAGCGTTAAGAGCCTATGCTAATGAAGTTGAGTTACACAATGCAACGAAAGCAATTGTAGCACAACAAGAACAGCAGATTGCGGAGTTTAAGCCGGTTAAGGATTACGTGGATAAAATTCTCTCAAGTAAATCCTGTTTAGCGATTACTCAAATTGCAGCTGATTATGGGCTTAGTGCTCAAGAGTTAAATAAAATTTTGCATGAAGCTGGTCTACAACGTAAGGTCGGTGATCAATGGATTCTGTACAAGCAACATATGGCTAAAGGTTTCACTAAATCCGAAACCTTTACATTCTGCAGAAGCGATGGTCGCTTAGACTCTAAAATCACTACTAAATGGACTCAAAAGGGCCGTTTAGAAATTCATAATATTTTATCTAACTTAGATATCCACGCTGTATGCGAAAACGTGGCATAGGAGGTACATAATGGGTGAAGTAACAAAAGCACAAACTCAAACACCATCGCTTAAAACTATGGTGTCTAGTGAGTCTGTAAAGAAACGTTTTAATGAAATCTTGGGTAAAAAATCAGCGGCCTTTGTGTCCAGCTTGATTTCTGTATCTAATAATAATGAACTTTTATCAAAAGCTGACCCTACTACAGTTATTACTGCAGGTGTTATGGCAGCCACTTTGGATCTTCCAATCAATCAAAATTTGGGGTTTGCTTATATTGTTCCTTTCTACAACAGCAAAAAGAAAATTAATGAAGCTCAATTTCAAATGGGTTACAAAGGGTATATCCAGTTGGCCATGCGCACAGGTCAATATAAGACCATTAATGCTAGTGAAATCTACGAAGGCGAAATTAAACATCATAATAAACTTACAGGCGAATTCGAATTGGGTGAGCGAACTGGTGATAATGTAGTTGGCTACATCGCTTATTTCAAACTAATTAATGGTTTTGAAAAGTATTTATATATGTCTAAAGAAGACGCTGAAGCACACGCTATAAAGTATTCTCAAACATACAAAAAGGGTTTTGGCCTTTGGAAAACTGACTTTGACGCAATGGCCATCAAAACAGTACTCAAACGTTTGTTAAGTAAATATGGCATTCTATCAGTAGAAATGCAGAGCATGGCTAATGCAATATCTGTAGATGGTGCTGTCATTCGTGATAATAATGGCGAACTCACCCCTGATTTTGAAGGTGAAACTATCGATGTTCAATCAGATGTGGCAGAAACCATTGCTAATAATGCAAATTCTGAAGCCATTGACATAGAACCTGCTCCTGCCAGTGAGTTTGTTAATCCTGAAACTGGCGAAGCAGTTAATATGTTTGGTGATTAATTGTGATTAGCATTCAAGCATTCGGTAGTAGCTCCAAAGGGAATTGCTACCGAATCAAAACTTCAACCAATGGTGATGAACTGCTACTGGATGCAGGGTTATCCTTTAAAGAAATTCAACGGTATTGTCGATTTAACTTTCTGCATCTATGTGGGGTATTAGTCACTCATGAACACGGAGATCATAGCAAAGCTGTCCACGATTTATTAAAGCTTGGCCATCGTGTATACATGTTAAAAGATACTGCAGATGCGTTATATGTAGCAGGTAATCATAAAGCTATTTACATTACACCTAAAGTTCAATTTACGATAGGCAATTTTGGTATTTTGCCTTTTGAATTAGAACATGATGTTCCTAATGTTGGGTTTTTAATTTCTGACGGTGAAGAGAAACTCTTATATATTACCGACACCTATTACTGCCGATATACGTTCAAAGATGTTGATCATATCATGGTTGAATGCAACCATTCCTATGAAATCCTAAATCAACAAGTAGAAGCTGGTTATTTAGATGAAAAGCGAATGGAACGGTTAATTCAATCTCATTTTTCACTAGAAAACGTTATTAAATTCCTCAAATCGATGGACCTAACTAAGTGTCAAGACATACGGCTACTACATTTATCTGACAGCAACTCAGATGCAGAAATATTTAAACAAGCTGTTCAAGCTGCTACTGGCAAATTAGTAATCGTAGAACAAGAAAGGAGTCCCCTATGATCATTAAATCAATTCAAATTAAAGATAACGATATTAGTATTGCCTATCAGAAACCATCTGCCACAGGTCTTACGGATGTATTTACTCTAAAATCCAAAGATGATCCGCGTCCTGAACTTCTGCAAGCATTTAGTAAACTGCAGTCTATTGTGAAGAAGAACTTCGAATTTCTGGAAGAATTTAAAATTCCATTTTTGGTAAATACATTTAAATTTAAGTATGGCGACATTGAAGGTCTTATTCACAAGGTTGGTGTTGAAGGTATCGTGTCTGATATGAACACTCCTAACGAGTTTAAATTCAAAACAGATTGGTTAAATGTTGAGTATGCAGACTCTACATTCGCTATCTCTGTTCAAGACTTAATCGATGAATGCGTGAAATTTATTATGGGACATCGAGCCCAGGATAATTTATTTGTAGATGAGGAATGATGAATGGCCAAGGATGTATATTACTTCAGCCACGATGTTAATGCGAGCAATGATCCTAAAATCGTAGCAATGGAGTCAGAATTTGGGGTTATTTCATATGCCTGGTGGTGGAAATTAATTGAAAAACTTGCTTCATCTGAGGACTACAGACTGCCTTTTAAAAAATACACATTTATAGCTCTTGATAAAGAACTAGGAATTTTGAACGAAAATGAACGACCGTTGA